CTCTGCGGCAGTCTTATAAAGTTTTGGTGTTGCGTTGAATACTGACTTCTTTGCAACAAAGAACTTACCATCAGCAGGGTCGATACCAGCAAAGATTGCAGGCGCACCGTCCCATTTAACAGTCATGTTTACAGATGAACGTGATGCACCAGCCAACATATCTCTAAGAGAACGAACAAAGTTAATTGCTGCTCTGCCTCCTGGCACTCCGAAATTCAAGATTTCGTCTTCGATATGTTCTAGGTGTAGGTTCTTCCCACCTTTATCTTCAGTGAGATACCCCGAAAAGTTTAACATGTGGCACAGTTTCCATTCATACAAAAGTTATTACTATTCTATTTATAACGAAACTATGCTAGAACTTCATATCTGTGAACTTGTCGTACTTAGAATTCTGTCCTCTATCGAAAGCTGGTGTGTCATCCTGTCCACTATCAACTATATCAGATTGTGCTTCTTGTTCACAATCATACAGTTTCATCTTACTTCTATCAATACCTACTACAAATCTCTTGTTTGTACCCAAGTCATTGTAGCGATTCTTCAATTGTTTAACCATTAACTGGTTCAGTCCTTCTAACTCTTCAGTAGAGATTAGTGCAAACATTAAGTCAGCAGTTGCAGGCAAACCAAATGATTCTGAAGTATCTTCTAGTCCAACATCAGAGTTTGCAAAACCACCACGAGTCGTTTGGGTTGCAGTCATAATTGGTAGATTTGTTTCAACAGCAAGTCCACGAAGTTCTTCTGCAATCGCCTTGATGTAGAAGTATGAACCCACACTTGCGTTACCTTTGAATCGTGATGAACTACAAATGTTCAAATAGTCAATAAAGATAATGTCTGGAGAAAATGATTTCTTTAGAGCAAGTTCTTTGATTAGACTACGGAAGTGTCCAGAGTGAGCAGATGCAGTTGGGTATTCTTTAATAACAAGTTTACCATTAGTCTTAGAATTAATCTTTTCAACCTTAGATTCAAACATCGCTTTAGGTAGATTGTGCAAATCTTCCATTGACACATTCATCAAGTTAGCATCAATACGTTCAGCGATACGTTCTTCTGCCATTTCCATAGTAATGTAAAGAACATTCTTACCTTGCATTAATGTAGAAGACGCCATGTGACACATGAACAATGATTTACCAACACCAGTACCAGCAAGGGCAACATTCAAAGTTTTGTTTGGAAGGCCACCTTTAGTAATCCTGTTGAAATAATCTAAGTCAAACTCTAGTTTCTCTTCTTTCTTATGATAGAATTCAAATCGTTCATCTGCATTCTCAATATAGTCGTGTCCAATATGTTGGTCAAAACCTACTGCAAGTGCTTCAGATAGAATAGATGGAATTGCTTCTTGAGTATGTTCCCTATCTTTACCCTCAATAATCTGGATACCTGATAGGATAGCATTGTATACCGCTTTGTCCTTACAGAACTTTTCAGTAGTAGTAACCAACCATTGCATATCAACTTCAGCATCTTTAAGAGATTCAATAACCTCTACAACTTTTTGAAATTCAGTTCCGTTTAAGTCTTTTCTATTATCAAGTTCGATAGACAAAGTTTCCTTTGTAGCCATTGCTTGATACTTATCCATAAAATTGTATATCTCTTCAAAGAGTATACGGTCAGTTTTGTCTTGGAAGTATTCACTCTTAATGAAAGGTAATACCCTACGGGCATAATTTTCATTATAGATTAAATTACTGAATATCGTCTTTTCTATCGTCATCGTCTGCATCTGTAAAACTGCCCTCATTTATATTATCATTAATCAAATCTTGTAGAATGTCTCCAATGAGATTGAAGAAATCATCATCGAAACATTCTTTACCTAGTCCATTAGAGTCTAACAGATTCCACTCGAATTGTAAAGAGGCGGAGTCATTTTTTTCATCTTCTATTATAGAAACCTTACCATACTCATAAACAACACCCTGCCACATTCCTGCTTTTTCTGTAAGTCCGATACCTGTCCAAGACTTATCCTTGTTTTCTACATAGGTGTAGTAGTCTCCCATATCAGACATAATGTAAATAACTCCCTATAATGTATTTTGGTTTATCAATTGGTTTGCGTCCAGCATGTAGGTGTGTCCACATTGGTGGGAACATTAACATTCTTCCTGTTTGTGGTTGAACAGAGATGTTGAACTGTGGAAACTCTGTGTGTCCACCTTCATTATCATCTAGATATAAGAAGAACACCAAGAACCTTGGAGCGCTATCAATACTACCGACATCAACATGATTATCAAACTCATCAATGTCATTTGGCATGTATCTCTTTAATCTAAAGTTTTCAAATGCAAACTTCTGTGGAAACATTCGTTCAGTAACATTTGAGTCCTTCATATACTTATCAATGTAATTGAAGAAAACCTCTTGAAGAGTATCTTCAAAAGGCTTCCACTGTTCGTGAAGTTGCATAGTTACTTGTTTAAAAGAACGGTGTCCATCAAGAACAATATCCTCATGGTGTTGAGGATACTTTTCAAACATGGCAATGAGTTGTTTTGATAACGACTCAGAGATTACGTTCTCATACGTCTGTATTAAGTTCTTCATCTTCTGGTAATCCTTCAACTGCTTCTTCAACATCTGCCAGTTTTGTTCCATACTTGAACTCTTTAGCAGCGGCAGCATCTAGTTGTTGCATCACTTCTTCAGTAAAGAATTTCTCTGGGTTGTTATTGATAGTTTTACCAAATGTTTTTGTACCATCTGGCAATTCAATACGAGTTGATACTGACTTGAATATACCATACTTTACTGCAAGTTCTAATAGTCCATAATACTTATCTAATCCACGTTCATACATCAATCTTACATCAACCATCTTATGTTCAATAGTTAATCGTGACTTAGCATTCTTACAGTGAATAATATTACCGACAACAGCAGTTCCATCTTTCTCTTTCTTCTTAGAAAGATATACAATAGAGGATGCCGCATACTTCAATCCAGAACCACCACCCATTTCTTTGGTAGGGAACATAGAACCAACTACATCATATGTGTGATTAGTAACAATCATAGGTACTTTTGCTTTACCTAGTTTCAGTGTTAACACACGAAATGTTGCCTTAACAATCTGAGCCCTTGTCATATCTTTAGTCTCTTTACCTTCAGCAGTATCTTCTACTTCTTTCGTTGTAGATAACATACCAAGTGAATCAAGACACAACATCATAGGAGCACGTTGTCCTTCTGGTGTTTCCAAATACTTGTCTAGAACTTTCAGTGATTGTGTTCTAAATTCTTGTACTGTAGTCACAGGCAAGATAACCATACGAGAAGGGTCAATACCCCTGTCGATAACCATCTGTTTAGTAATAGCAGATTCAGACTCAAAATACAACACACCAGCTTCTGGGTTTGCATCAAGGAATGACTTAACCATGCCCATAATAAAGAACGTCTTACCAGTTGCACTTTCGCCTGCAATAGCAGTAATCTTATTGGATGCAAGTCCACCATAGATACTACCAGACAAAAGAGCATTGAAGATATAAGAACCAGTATCAATAAACGAATCTACATCACCAGCCTCAACTCCATCACTTACGAGTGCAGCGTATTCATTGCCCGCTGTCTTGGCAATATCTTTAAAAAAATCCAATTACAAATCTCCTTCTTCTCTGTTTTCAGAACGAAACGAATCAAACCCATCGGGATATCTTGATTCAAGTTTGTCTGTGTTCATATATATGACTTCCTCTATATTAGTATCTAGAGCAATACAAGCCTGAACAAGATACCACATAATATCACCTAACTCTCGTTTGGCGTGCCATACCGTATGTTCATCCATAGGTTTACCTTGGAATAAACATTTCTTCACAATCTCAGTGAACTCACCGCTTTCGGCACTAAGTCCCATTGCAGCAGTAATAAGACGTTCTGGGGGAACCCCAAAATCATCAATAATATCTAGAGCATCCCCAAATGCATCGGGGTCTTTAGACTCATCGCTAGTCACTGCATCAACAAATCTTTGGTAGTCCAAAAGTAAAGCTTCATCAATCATATCGTATCTCCTTCATAAATTTTCATCTTGTATATAATAACAAATTATAGGGGGTTTGTCAAGAGATTTATAGAATTACACCCTTTTGTGGCACTTGAATTCCACTAGTCTGTGTTTGCCATCCGGCAGCAATTTCTTTCATAGTCGGTATCACGAAAGCAACACAAGTCTTATTGAACTGTAAAGTTCCGTCAACCTTTTCACCTGTCATACAGACACCATCAACAAGAGCTACGCCCTTTTCATTCACTTGCACCAAACGTGGGCGTTCAATAGTGTAGGACATCATATCATCTACGATGTATTTACCAATTACTTCTGCACCGTTTGTTAGTACAAGTGTTACAATATCATTCTGTTTCATTTTATTTTCCTATTTTAATTAATCTTTCCAACAGTATGTTGGAAAAGAACCGTTCACATCAAATATGTTTGGGTGATTCATAAGAGCACGCCGATACGGTGTCCACTTAATTCCCCTACCCCAACACAGCCAATCCATCAAATCTTTTTTACCAACTTGCTTGTTAGTTTTTATAAATTCGACAATTTCTTTAAACTTCTCACTATCTCCCATAACCTTCTGTTTCGATAACAAGTCGTTCATATATTCGTTCATATCTACCATCTTATCTTTGTATATAAGATTATCACGAATGTGTTCCAAGGCATATTCTGCCTCTTCATTTCTAAATGGAAGGTCATCTAGATATGTATTCATCATCATTAGTGCATCATTATCATCACTAAAGAAAGATGCCTTATCATGCAGTTCATGGTAATAGTCTGCATCATACATGATATAAGGAACACCGTTCATCATACCATCTGTTGTGCTGACACTCCAACCACCGTACTTTTGTTTTGGAGAGAACCCCATATAGCACTTCCTGAGTTCTTTATAGTATCCCTGTTTATCAAACTTTGTTGTTACAACATAATCACGATTAGGTTTATCTAAGAGAGGTATCCAAACTTTGAAGTCCTGTCGTATTTCCCACAACTCATCAGTCAGGGCGATAAATTCTTTGAAGTGTTTGTATGTATCAGGTCTGTGATTAAATACAATAATCTTTTCTGGGTTCTCATTTATACCATCAACAATATCCTCTTCCTTAACACCTAAGTGTTGAACAGTCAATATATCATCTAATTTGATAATAGTTTTAGTGTTGAATGTTTCTGATGCTTGTTCAATCACCAAGTCCTTTTGTGCCTGTGTATTGATATAACATCTATCATACTCTAATAGCCCAGTCATGTTTTGTAGGAAACTATCTTTAGGCCATGCAACAACATCTTTTAGGTCGAACCAATGAGAATATCCCATCACTGGAGGCATATGGTGTGTTACATTATAGAGTGTATTAGTAAGTTGGTGTGTATGTTCTGGTAAATGTGACATAACAATATCAAAGTCGAGACTATTGTTAAGCATCTTTCGTACTACATCTACTCTGAACGAAGATCTCATGGTCTGGGGATAAGTTTCGAAGTCCATGTACCACTGCGTTACATTATCAAACTGCAACGAGGGAACTGGACAAGGAAGAATCATATAATGCCACAAGTCATCACGAATTTCATTCAGAAGTTTAATCTGATTCTTGACAACTTGGATATAACTATCTTTCTCCAAGTCCTTCTGGAAAGTAATGTTAGGATACCAGAGTACCCTAACAGTCTTTTGAAGTTTTTGTTCTTCACCTATCTCAAAGAGATTCATGCTGATTGTTCCAATCCTTCAAGGTTTTCTAAATCTTTTGTAACAAACTTAACAAGTTTTGTTAAATCATGCATAGATTGAATTGCTGGTAGAGCACCAAATAATCTTACACGTTTCTGAAGTGCAGGGCCTCCGTTAAAGAAAGCATAAGCAAGATTATCTAAGTGATTATTCCAAACAGTTCTAAACTTATCTACCTTTTCAAGATAATTATTTTCTGGGTCAAATCCTTTTAGAATACCTGTATGAATAACTACACGAATAAAATAATCTGGATTCTCTTTCGCTGTACGAGCCACTGTACCAACAGACTTTTCTAAAGTTTCAGAAGAAACTACAACGTACTTTATTCCTCTGTAGAGAGTTTCGCTGCCATCAATTGATTTTGGAGCATCCCAATCAACATCAACCAACTTGTTCTTATTTCTCCACAGCTTAACATTAGATACGTCCCAAGGCAAAATCTTATCATCTTTTGAAAATTGATTGAAAATACGAAAGGAAAGGTCGGATCTTGTTCTCTCTGTAAATACACCCTTACCACACAACCTACCTACACGGTCTTGAATATCCTTTAGATTTTGTGTAATCCATCCCTTTTCAATTGCGCCCTTAACTTCACGCACAACATCTTCTTTTGAAAGGTCTCCAGATGGATCTGTGTAAGCATTTGCTGAACACCCGAATATAGAAATATCTGATTCTGCTTGTGGTGTAGGTGTACCATCAGAATGCAGATATTCTTTTTTAATTTGATAAACTATTGCAATGATGTTTTTTAAATGAGAATATGAGTTTTCGAAAATGCTGCTGCGTGTTCTACCATTTAAAGGAATAATTTCATTGTTTAGTTGTAAAAGAGAAATAGCTGGTTGTGTCAATTTAAAACCAAAGTTAGAAATATCTCTTGAGATTTCTTTATATTTTGGATTCTTGCCACCAGACCGAACACCCTGTGTTCTAATTCCCTGTTCATTATCTAACCAGTTCACGCCAGATATATCAACTAAAGTGGTTTCCATTACTTCTAAACTCTCTGGGAGTTCATCTCCAAAAAGCCATGGATATGCTTCTTCTGGATTTAATCTTTGGTATGTTTCCAAGTGTTCTTGGGTAAACTCTTTGATAGAGTTTAAGTCTATGTAAATATCAGACATTACGTCTTCTCCTAATTTAATTGTGTCCATTATTGGACAAGTTGGTAGTCTTTCCTACAGTCATATTATAAGAGGTTTTACACTCTTATTTTTATTTATAGTATCTATTAT